GCATCAAGGTCAAGATCAAGAAGGCAAGCGCCAAGGACATCGCTAACGGTTACACGCAAGACCGCAACGAAGTCGGCGGCTGGAAGGCAATCGGCGGGTCAATGGGCGCAATGCCGAAGGCTGCAATGCCGAAGGCATCTGCACCAGCATCTGCACCAGCCAGCACAAGCGCCAAGCCGCCTTGGGCTAAATAATGAGTATTCCCCCCGGCCTACTGGGGACTTAGGCCGGGGGGATGCCTCAACCGCAGCAACGGGAGACTGAGCAATGAAATTGCCCGAGCCAATGAATACCATAACGAACCTAATTGACCAATACCACAAAGCGCAAAGCGAGCGACCGCGCCCGCACATGGGTTGCAGCGCACTTGGCCACCCTTGCGACCGCTGGTTGTGGTTGTCATTCCGCTGGGCCGTGGTGGAAGAATTTGAAGGTCGCATCCTGCGCCTGTTCCGCCGTGGCCAGAACGAGGAAGAAATCATCGTGCGCGATCTGCGCAATGTCGGCATTGATGTGCGATCAAGCCAAGCGCGGGTGAACTTCGGTAGCCATGTTTCCGGTAGCCTCGACGGCATCATTGAGAGCGGCATTCCAGAAGCGCCAAAGAAACGCCACGTTGCCGAGTTCAAGACGCACTCAAAGAAATCCTTTGACGATATGGTCAAGCATGGCGTCGAGAAATCCAAGCCGATGCACTACGTCCAGATGCAAGTCTATATGCACGGCACCGACATTGACCGCGCGCTTTATGTGGCGGTTTGCAAGGATGATGACCGGCTGCATATTGAGCGTGTACGCTACAACCCCGACGTTGCCACCAGAGCGATTGAGCGCGGCCAGCGCATCGCACTAGCGGATCGTATGCCAGAGCCTCTCAGCGCCGATCCTAGCTGGTATCAGTGCCGTTTCTGCGCGGCACATTCCTTCTGCCACAAAGCCGCGCCAACTAAACAAGCCAACTGCCGCACCTGCGCGCACAGCACGGCTCTGGCTGACTCAACATGGCGCTGCGAGCGGCACGACGCCGATAACATCCCGGTCGATTTTCAGCACACCGGCTGCGACGATCACATCATCCATCCCGATTTGGTGCCGTGGCCAATGATCCCCAGCGATGATGGGTTGTCCGTCATGTGGAAGATCAACGACCGCGTGATTGAGAATGGAGCCAACGGCTACAAAAGCCGGGAGATACTGGCGAACCCCGATGTTTGCGGCACCGATGAGGTCGAAGGAATAAAGCGGATATTTCCTGACGCGGAGGTGGTGGGATAGCTTGCGCGGTGCCTTCATAAAGATTATGAAAATCTACGTTTTGGAGTAAAAGAAATGGCGAAGCCTATTTCTCACAATGAAAAATATTCTAATTTGCCAGCTACGGCATCTGGCGCGCTTTACCTCGGATCATTGTATTATTTTACAGGAAAGCCGTGTTTCAAAAACCATATTGGATTGCGATATGCGAGTTCTGGAAACTGTGTTCCTTGCATAGAAGAAAAACGAGGCGTTTTTTTTGATACTGAAAAAACTAGATTTTCTTCTGAAAATATAACATTAGCCATAAACGCTATGGCCGATGGCCATCTCAAATATACATCAAAAAGCCCTTGCCCCAAAGGCCACTTTGAGCGTTTTACTTCTTCAAATAATTGCGTCCAATGCAATTTAGAAATTGCAATCAATAGAAAAGAAAAATCAAGATGGGACAGAATGCAAAAACTTTATGGGGTATCCAGAAGTAATTTTGAAACAATGCTAAAAATGCAATGTGAGCAATGCTCTATTTGCGAAACAAAACTAAATCAAAAAAATACACATATTGACCATTGCCATAAAAGCGGAAAAGTTCGTTCTTTGCTTTGTAGCCGATGCAATCAAGCAATTGGCTTAATTGATGAAAGTATCGAACGATTGGAAAAAATTAAGCAATATTTTCAGAGGCATAATCATGCTTCGTGACTATCAACGCAGAGCGATAGACCAACTTTATGATTGGTTTTCATCTGGCAACGAGGGAAATCCATGCTTAGTTCTTCCTACTGGTGCCGGGAAAAGTCATATTGTCGCCACTATCTGCAAAGAGGCTTTGCAAAGTTGGCCGGAAACGCGCGTTCTTATGCTTACGCACGTTAAAGAGATTCTGATTCAAAACGCCGCCAAGATGCGGGAACACTGGCCCAACGCGCCGATGGGGATTTATTCTGCTGGGTTAAATCGCAAGGTGTTGGGCGAGCCGATCACGTTTGCCGGAATCCAATCGGTGCGGACAAAGGCGCAACAGATCGGTCATGTGGATCTCGTCATCATCGACGAATGCCATCTGGTGTCGCACAAAGATGAAGGCGGCTACCGGGTGCTGTTGGCCGATCTGCTCGCCATCAACCCGGCGCTGCGTGTGGTGGGCCTGACGGCTACGCCATACCGGCTAGGGCATGGCCTAATCACCGACGCGCCTGCGCTGTTTCACGCCTTGATCGAACCGGTCTCAATTGAGGAACTGATCTATAAAGGCCACCTCTCAACGCTTCGCAGCAAGCCGTGTCAAACATCATTTGACACTAGCGGCGTCCACAAGCGCGGCGGGGAGTTCATCGACAGCGAATTGCAGGCGGCGGTCGATACTGATGAGAACAATCTAGCCGTTGTTGAAGAGGTCATTGCACGGGCTGGCGACCGCAAGGCTTGGTTATTTTTTTGTGCCGGTGTCCACCATGCCGAAGCCATTGCGGCGCTGCTGGGTCAATATGGAATCGCGGCAGCTTGCGTGACAGGCGCAACACCGAAAGCGGAGCGCGACAGGATTTTGACGGATTTTAAGTGCGGGAAAATTAGGGCGCTAACAAACGCCAATGTGCTTACGACCGGCTTCGACTATCCCGACATCGACCTGATTGCCATGCTGCGCCCGACGATGAGTCCAAGCTTGTATGTCCAGATGGCCGGGCGCGGGATGCGGGTCAAAAGCCACACCGATCACTGCTTAGTGTTGGACTTCGCCGGGGTCGTGGCAACGCATGGCCCGATCACCGCAATCGAACCTAGAAAGCGCCGTGGCGAAGGTGATGGCGAAGCGCCGGTTAAAGTGTGCGATGCCTGTAATGAGTTGGTGCATATCAGCGCCAAGGTCTGCCCGACTTGCGGCGAAGCCTTCCCGGCACCAGAGCCGGTGGCGTTGACGCTGCACCATGACGATATCATGGGCGTAGAGGCGGCAGAGATGACCGTGCAAAGTTGGCAATGGAGGCGACACACCAGCCGCGCCAGTGGCAAGGATATGCTGCTAGTGTCCTATTATGGTGGCCTGAGTGACCCGGCGGTGTCCGAGTATTTCCCGGTTACGCACGATGGCTATGCTGGGCAAAAGGCTTTGGCGGCTGTGGCCGATATTGCACAAAGTGGCGGAGTGGCGTTTAGTGGGGCCATCACGCTTGATGATTGGGCTGACCGGCTCAACGCTGGCGCGACACCCGCGACGATTAACTACCGACGCGATGGGAAGTTTTACAGAGTGCTACGGAGGGCGTGGGCATGAGACCAGACAAGCCGGATTTTCTAATCGACTACGAAAAATGGGTGCGCGCTGGGCCACCGCAATGCTGCCACACCTGCGACCACTTCGGAGGTCGTGGCGAGTGTTTCATATTTAACACACACCCGCCATCCGAGTTCACCAACAGCCAAGGGGAGTGCGCGGCGTGGTCTTACGAAGTCCCATTCTGAAGGCTGCGCTCCCGACCGAGCATGAAGAACAGCGTGATCTGGTGCGCTGGTTCCGCCGCAAATATGGGCCGGTGCGTATCTTCGCCATCCCCAATGGCGGCTATCGCTCCATGACTGCCGCCGCCAAATTTAAGGCCGAAGGCGTGTCGGCTGGCGTCCTTGACTTGTTCGTCCCAGCTTGGCGGCTATGGGTCGAAATGAAACGCCAGAAAGGCGGTCGCGTCTCGCCGGAGCAGGCCGACTGGATCGTGTATCTGGAGAGCGTCGGCTACACATGTCTCGTCTGCCCCGGCTCCGAAAATGCACAGGCCCAGATAGAGGCATTCGTTGCTGCGAAGAAATAATGCGCTTTGTGCATTTTTGCTATTTACAAGGTGCGAGGATAGCAATAGTGGTGCTTTAACAGCAACGGGGCAGCGCCCCACCACACGGGAGATGCCGACATGACATACCTTATTCCGCAGACCGAAGTGCAAACCTTGACCGGTCTCTGCGCCGACGCGCTTGCCATGTATTTTCTTTCGCCAAATCGGATCTTCGCCCGTATCCCGGTCGGTGATCGGACGCTTGAGGTTAAGCGGCCTTGGCACGGCGATAGCGAAATGCGCGGCTCGTTTCTGTAAACTTAATAGGGAGGGACTAACCAATGACACCTGAAGAAAATCTGCTTGCCGACCTCAACGAAGTTTCGCACGATCTGCGCTATTGGGCAGAGGACAAACTGGACGAGGGTTGCACCGCACAAGAAATCATCGACCTGTTGCGCGAAGCCGCCAGAATCGCAGGGAGGGACTAACCATGACCCGTTACATCACCATCGCCGCGCTGATAGAGCGCGACCGTCGCAACCGCCAACTTGCCCGCGTAGCCGCCACCGTGGCCGCTGCTGGCCTTGTGCTAGCGATCATCGCCCTGCCTATCGGGTGGATGCTGACATGGTAGACCCCGAGCGCCCCGGCAAGCGTCACCTAGGCTTTTGGCCTTCCATTGTGGTCATGGCGCTGGCTATCATCGTTGCGCTGGCACCGTGGCTGATGCCGCTGATGCAATACAGATAGGAGCAGACCAATGACTAACTTGGAGAAACTGAGGGCCGACCGGGATGCCTGCGGCGCTGCATGGGAAGCCGCGCTCGACGCTGTCTCTGCATCGCGCGCCGCACGGGACGCCTGCGAAGCCGCCGACACCGCCCGACTCGCAGCCCACCGCGCCGCCAACCACGCTGCATGTTACGCCTACCTCGCCACCCTCGCAGCACAAGCTAAGGAAACTGACCAATGACTGAGTTAGAGAAATTGAAGGCCGCACGGGACGCCGCCGTGGCCGCATGGTACGCCGCCCTTGACGCCTACAACGCCGCGCTTGACGCTGCTAACGACGCCTACCGCGACGCACTCGCAGCGCAAGAAAAGGAAACCCCCAATGAGTAAACCACATGGCCAAGCGCATCATGGACTACGAGATCGACCCGCTATTCAGGACGCCGGGGTTGCCTCGCATCCTGCGATTGCGACAGATCAAAGCGCAGACCTACATGACGCCCGGCGAGCGGCGGGAACTGGCCCGGCTGGAGGAAACGCAGCAGACGATGGAGTTTCTGTTTCATCGTCACAAGCGCGTGTCCGCGAGGCGGAAGCAGAAGACGCAGCCCAGCCCGCAGGAAGGCAGTTATACTGGGTCATGATAGCAGACGCCTATCTGACCGGGAAAAAAACGATGCGAGAGCTTGCAATTGAAAATGGCGTTTCGGTGTTCGTCGTGCGCGATTATGTCCATTCGCGCCGAGCCACATTTGCGCTGGATCACAAAAAACGCCCACTTGGGACGCGCCGAA